GGTGATATTGTTTCTGATGCCTATGGTGATTTTAAAAGTGGAGATATAGTTGGAGGATTAGCTGGCACTGGTGAAGGCATATTACAAGCATTAGGTGTTGTAGGTGATACAGCACAATTATACGCTCCTGCCGCTGGATTTGCTGCACCTATAGTTTTAGCAGGTGGCACAGCTTTAAAATTTCCAAATGCAACTAAAAATTTATTGAAAGGCATATTTCAAGCGTCAAAAAATTTACCGCAAAACCAAACAACACAACAAGTACAAAATTTATCTACAGCTCAACAAACAACTAATTTTGTAGGTGAAACAAGTAATATTCAAGAAGCTATCAACAACGCTCCTGTAGAAATACAAGGTGAATTACAAACTACAGCGGACAAAATGTTAGCGGCAAACAATCCACCAGATCGTATTTTAAATATGATTCAAGGTAAAGTACAGGCTTTGGGAAAAACGAGAGTATCTAAGGAAGCACCTAATTTAAATTTAATACCAGCGGGAACAGATTATAACAAAAAATTTAGTATAACAACAAAAAGCCCTAATGAAATACTAAGATCAGAAACTTTTTTTGATGATGTAGTTTTAGTTAGACCAACACATTATAATGCAGAATTAGTTGCTGAAAAAATATTAAAAGAAAATCCTAATGGTCTTGAAGGAAGTGATTTATACAATCAAATTGTAAACTCTAATATTAAAAATAATAAAATTACTGAAACAGAAATGAGTGATGCAAATTTATCATTTCTAAAAGGAAGTGATGATATTTTTGAGTTTCATGAGACAAAAAATGGAAGATTTATATTTAACGCTATTACAGGCGATAAAATTAATCTTAATGATAATCCTAACAAATTAACACTTAGTAGCTCATTTATATCTGATATAGATAAAAAATTAGGAAAAATTAACAATATTCAAGAATTAACATTATCATCAAATGATAGAAAACTCATATCTCAAGCTAGACAAGAAGTATTTAGAGATGCAGAAGCAGCAGGAAGATTAGGACCTGTAAGCGGAATATCTTCCATGTTAAATTCACAAAATATTGGTGACAAACTATTGAGTAAATCTTTTTTGCCACAAGGAAATGAATTATTTAGAGGGCAACAAAGAATTTCTGGTTCTGCAGGAGATGGTAAAGGAGATGAAATAATAGATTATGGTTTTATAACAATTAATAATGCAGGAAAACCTGATCAAACATCTTTTTCACATGGCACAAGATTAAAAGGACTTGATGATGAAAGATTAGCACACGCAAGAGTATCAGTAAGAATTTTAGATGGTAAAAAATATTTAGTTATAGAAGAGTTGCAATCAGATTTCTCAATTCAAGCATTAGGATCAAAAGAAAAACCTGGCACAGGATTTAAAGATTTTGAATTAGAAAAAAATTTACAAAATACTGTTGATACTGCAAACGATAATATTAATCAACTTACATTAAATCTTAATCCTGATGTTAGTCCTTTGACTGAAGTTAAGTTAAATCATTCTGATGATGGAAGCATTGTTTTTAAAAATGATGCTACTCGTAAAGAATTTTTTGGTCCTGAATTAGAAGAAATCTTAAAATTAAGAGATCAAGTTATTGAAAATCAATTTGATATATACTTAAAACTAGACGGAGATACACCTTTTCAATTTAGTATGTATCCTGGAACTCAATTAAGTGAAGTTACTAAAACTGAAACAAAAAAATTATTAGATAATTTTAACAATGAATTTCAATTTCCTGGTGTAACTGATGATATAGTTAAAAGTATTATTGAAGACGGCCAAGAAATATTTGGCGGATATAATTATTTGATGGATCAAATAATAGATAGTAATAAAAATTATATTAACAATACGCTAGGTATGGATCAAAATACTTTTAAAGCAGAGATGTTACATTTTATTAACGAAATAAGAAAAAGTGATGAAATAGGTGGAAATAATACACAAGAAGTTTATCAAGCGTTAATTACAATGTACCCTAAATTTAAAAATGAAAAAATTGTTTTTAATGATTTTAAATTAATTAAAACGTCTAATAGAAATTCAATAGATACTATTTCATCTAAAAATAATATGACAAAAGCTGAACAGAAAGATTTTGAAACTCTTCAAAATACCCTTAATCAAATACAAAGAACAATTAAAAAATTTAATAACAGAAATAATGTGAGTAATATTATAGGAGATATAGAAAGAAGTGGTATTAAAATTAATACTGATGTTATTCAAAATAATACATTTAACGCTATAGCTGATAATATAAATTCTCAAGTTGATAATAAAATATTGTTAAAAACTGAAAAAGCAAAACCATCTTATCAACCAATAGTAAAACCTGAACAATGGGGAAAACTATTAATAAAAGATATTTTGGATATAGCAGCAAATAAAAAATTAAATGGTGTAGTTTTTCCAAATGTTGAGTCTTTTAAAAGAAATCCAGGTGTTACTAAAGGATATGCAAATTTACTAGAAGTATTCAAAAACACAGCAAAAGAAATTGATAAAGACCCAGATTCTATTAAATTTAACACTCCAATAGGAAATAATAAAGAACACACAGTTATAGAAGTAGATACAATAACTGAACCAAAATCTAAATCTGTTTATAAACAGGGTGGACTTGTAGGTTCATTAAATGGTATCAATGTATTAGATTTAGGAGAGAGTTAAAATGGCTGAAATTCCACTAGGTCCAGGCGGCCCTATAGAGGATATACAAGAACTACCTGAAGAGATAGATGTAGTTGAATCACCTATTGTACCAAATGTAACAGAACTTGAAAATGGTGCAGCTATTGTTGGTGAATTACCTGAAGAACAACCAATACCAATGGATCAAATACCTTTTGATGCTAATTTAGCAGAATTTATTGATGAAGGTGAATTAGGTGTCATATCCTCTGATTTAAAACAATCTATTCGTGATGATTTATCATCAAGAGAAGAATGGGAACAAATATATAAATCAGGTCTTGAACTTTTAGGTATTAATTATGAAGACAGAACTGAACCTTTTGAAGGTGCAACAGGTGTAATACATCCGTTACTTTCTGAATCTATTACACAATTTCAAGCACAAGCATACCGTGAGTTGTTACCTGCGGGTGGGCCTGTAAGAGTGCAAATAGTTGGTCAAGAGACACCAGATGTTATCGCACAAGCTGAACGTGTTAAAGATTACATGAACTACGAAATAGTTAATAACATGGAAGAGTTTGATCCTGAGTTAGATCAAATGTTATTTTATCTTCCTATTGTAGGTTCAACATTTAAAAAGATTTATTTTGATCCGTTATTACAAAGAGCTGTTAGTAAATTTGTCCATGCGGAAGATATAATCGTACCATATTCTGCTACAGATTTACTGACAGCTTCTCGTGTTACTCATGTAGTAACCATGAGTAAAAACGATATTCTTAAACTTCAGTTAACTAAATTTTATAAAGATGTAGATTTGCCTTCAAATGGTTCTGATGATTCATCTTACGATGATATTAAAGAACAATTAGGTAGAATTGATGGCATGACACCATCAGGGTATGATGAGGAAATTGTTGTTCACGAAATACATACAAATTTAGAAATAAAAGGCTTTGAAGATAGAGATGAGAATGGTGAAGAAACAGGATTAAAATATCCATATATCGTTTCCATGCTCGAAAAGACAGGTGAGATACTGTCCATAAGGCGTAATTACAATCAACAAGATTTACTGATGCGAAAGAAACAATTTTTTGTGCATTACAAATTTTTGCCTGGTCTTGGATTTTATGGATTTGGCTTGACACATATGATGGGTGGTCTTGCTAAAGCATCAACAAGTTTACTTAGACAATTAATTGATGCAGGTACATTAAGCAATCTTCCTGCAGGATTTAAGGCACGAGGAGCTAGAATAAGAGATGAAGACTCACCTCTTTCTCCTGGTGAGTTTAGAGATATTGATGTTGCAGGTATGGATATACGTCAATCATTGATGGCATTGCCGTTTAAAGAGCCGTCAAACACGTTATATTCGTTGTTAGGTACTTTGGTAGACTCTGGCAGACGTTTCGCTTCTATGGCTGATATGAAGATCAGTGAGATGGGTGGAGAGACACCTGTTGGTACAACAATGGCTATTATGGAACGTGGCACGAAGGTTATGAGTGCTATTCATAAAAGGCTTCATTATTCACAAAAACAAGAATTTAAATTACTAGCAAATATATTCAGAGATAATCCTGCACCTTACCCTTATCAAACTGGTCTACCGCCCATGATAAAGGCAGCAGACTTTGACGATCGTATTGATGTTTTACCAATTAGTGATCCAAATATTTTTTCAATGTCACAACGTATAGCATTGGCTCAAACACAATTACAATTAGCACAAAGTAATCCAGAGATACATGGTGGCCCACAAGGATTATATCAAGCATATCGTAAGATGTATGAAGCATTAGGTGTGTCGAACATAGATCAAGTTTTACCAAGACCACCACAACCACAACCAGCTAATCCTGCAAGGGAAAATCAAGAAGCTATGCGTGGTCAAAGATTACAAGCATTTCCACAACAAAATCATGAAGCACATATAGAAGCTCATTTAGCAATATTATCAACTCCCGTTGCACAAGCTAATGCGACAATAGTTATGACATTACAAGGTCATATACAAGAACATATAGGTATGATGGCTGAAGCTATGGCAACACAAGAGATTACAGCAAATATACCACCTGAACAACAGATGATGATGCAACAAAATCCACAAATGATGCAGCAGATAAATGATCAAATACAAGATCGTGCTGCTGTAATCATTGGTGAATTAACAGAAAAATATGCACAAACATTAGAACCAGATGGTTCAAGTGATCCTCTTGTTGAATTAAGAAAACAGGAGATAGCAATTAAAGGTGCTGATGTTCAAAGAAGAGCAGAGGAATTTAACAAAAAACAAGAATTTGATAGAGAAAAAGAAAGAAATCAAAGACTTGTAGACCAACAAAGAATTGACATTTCGGAGGAAGCGTTAAATGATAAAACACGTATTGCAGAAGAACGTATTGAAACTCAAAGAGATATTGCACAACTTAATGCAAACAATAGGAGAAATTAAAGTGGTTAGTTCAATCAGAGAAAAAATATATAAAGTTGAAAAACAAAAAAAGGTTGACAGAAGAAACGCTAAACAAGGTGTTGCTTCTGAACCAGTGTTTCACGAAGTAAAAGAACCTGAAGTTGAAAAAATAGTTGACAGTGGTGAAGTAAAAGCTACACCTAAACCTGTTTCAAAGAAAAAAGGTAGACCAAAAAAAGGAGAGTCAAATGGGAAAAAATCTAAAGCCAGTTCCTAAAGGTAATAAAGGTTTAAAAAAACTACCAACTGAAGTTCGTAACAAGATGGGCTTTATGAGAAGAGGTGGTAAAGTGGGTAAAACTACTAAAGAGGTTCAAAGTGATATTTATAAAGAATCTGGTCGAGGTATTTCTGATGCAGATAGAAAAAAAGTAAAACGACTTTTTATTCAAGAATCTGGTAAAAGTATATCTGATGCAGATCGTGAAAAAATAAATCAAATGATGGGTAAAGAGTCTGGTAGAGGTATTTCTGATGCAGACAGAAATAAAATTGCAAAAATGTTAGGTATGAAAAAAGGTGGTCAAGTAGCAGGTCCTAAAAATTATACAAAAAAAGGTTTAGGTAAAGGGTATCAAACATTGCCTTATATAATTCCAGAGGGTAAAAAAGGAGATGCAATTAGAAAAATGTTTATGAATAGAAAAACAGTTATAAAAAAGAATAAAGGTGGTCTTGTAAAAGGTGGTACATCTGCACAAATGACAGGTAAGGAATACAAAGGCACATTTTAAATGGCAGATCGCAGAAAAGGATTTACGACTAAAGAGGAATCAATACAACTTTTTTCTGGTATGACACCAGCACAGAGAAGAGCTATGGATAGAATTTCTGAAAATCGTCAATACAATGCAAAACATAAAAAAAATTATGGGATAGAGCCTTATACTGGACAAAAAAAATTTAGATTTAACAAAGGGGGAATAGTAAGCAAGGTAAAACAAACAAAGTATTTTTAAATGATTGATCCAATTACATTAGGTGCCGCAGTTAGCACAGCTACAACTTGTTATAAAACTTTTGTATCTATGGTACAATCAGGTAAAGAACTTGAAGACTGTACAGCTACTTTAGGAAAATGGATGGGTGCTGTATCTGATATAGATAACATTCACAAAAACTCTAACAATCCCTCAACATTTGATAAATTATTTAACGGCTCTGTTCAAGAAGTTGCAATGGAGAGTTTTGCAGCTAAGAAGAAAATTCAAAAGCAGCGAGAGGAATTAAAAAACTGGTTAGTTGGTCACTATGGCTTACAGGCTTACGAAGATTTGTTACGTGAAGAAGGGCGTATACGAAAAGCTAGAAATGAAGCTATTTATCAACGTGAAGAGCAAAAACGTATGATAAGAGATTACACTATTATGGGTATTGCTTGTCTTATAGGATTTTCTGCTCTTGGTTGGATGGTCTGGTTAATTACTATGGAAGTTGGTTGATGGTTATGTTGTATAATTTT